GGATGTAGCGTCGAATGTGTTCTCGGTCGTCGCTCGCGGCGCAGCAACCGGCTCTGAAGCTACTCCTTTCTCTGCTGCTGTATCGTAAGAGGCTTATCATGGGTAAGCTCAACGGCGGCAAGAAGCCTGCAAAGACCGTAAAGAAGGCTTCAAAAAAGAAAGAGGGGTAAGCTATGGCGGGCTCTGACGTAAGGACGAAACGGATTACCGGCACGGGTTCACTCGGTGTTGGCCCTGCTCGTATTAGGCAGATCCAGTTGAAAACTGCATCTGGAACCCCACGGCTCACTGTTACAGATGGTTCTGGCGGCGCTACAGTCCTTGATTTGGACTTCAACGCCTCGGATACACACTCTGTGAACATTCCTGCTGAAGGTATTAGAGTGACCGACATCTTTGTTGGAACTCTGACTAATATCACAGCAGTGACGTTCTTTTTTAACTAGGTGAAACGTGGCTAGGCGTAAGGCAAAAATGCCGCCGCGCAACAAAAAGAATTTCCGCTCCACGAAATCTGGGGCGGGGATGACTAAAGCTGGGGTTTCTGCTTATCGTAAAGCAAACCCCGGCTCTAAGTTAAAAACAGCGGTTACGGGCAAGGTAAAACCCGGCAGCAAAGATGCCAAGCGTCGTAAATCTTTTTGTGCTCGTTCTGCTGGGCAGATGAAAAGGTTTCCAAAAGCAGCAAAGAATCCAAATTCACGGCTGCGCCAAGCTCGTAGAAGGTGGAAGTGTTAATGAAGGCCGAGGACGTTTTGAAACTTTTGGAGAAGCACGAGGAAGAGTGCACTCGACGTTATGCCGATATTCAGAAACAACTGGATAAACTGGACATGCGGCTGTGGGGCATTGCTGCCTTGATTGTAGCCGCTGCCATTGCTCAAAGGGTGATCTGATGGGAAGCGTAGTGAATTTGGGATCTGGAGCTTGTCCCGTAAAGCCTAAAGCTCGACCAGTTGTTCGCATGAAAAAAGGCGGGAAGGTGAAAAGTGGCGGCAAGATTTGTCCGAAAGGAAAGGCATGGGCTAAACGGACGTTTGATACATACCCGTCAGCCTATGCGAATATGGCCGCGTCAAAATACTGTAAGGATCCCAATTACGCCAAAAAATCAAAAGGTAAGTAAATGTTAACCGGAAGAGCCAAGACGCAAGTTAAAAAAGTTGCTAAAAAACTTAGAAAAGCTTCTAAAGCTCATGCGGGGCAGGCAAAGACTTTGTCTAAATTGGTAAAAAACGGGAAAAGTAAGAAGTAATGGGCCAGCTTAAAGAGTGGGTGAAGCAGGATTGGGTTAGGATTGGATCAGATGGTTCTATCAAAGGTAAGTGCGGCACTTCAAAAGATAAGAAAAACCCTGATCGTTGCCTTCCAAGAGCTAAAGCTAATAGCCTCTCAAAGGCTGAGCGAGCTACGACAGCTCGTAAAAAGAAAAAAGCAGGGTCCAAAGGCAAAACCGTCGTCGCAAACACCAAGCGAGCGAAAGTCACCAATCTTAAAAACGGCGGCGCGGTCGGCTACGAAACGAAAGCCAAAAGGCCGTTCAAGGGCAAAAAAGTAGCCGGGACAGCGGTCGCCCGGGGATGTGGGGCAGTAATGCCCGATCGCAGAAAACGAACTATGGGTTCAGTAAGTCAAGCGTAGGAGCGTGAAATGGCTAAAGAATTTATGACAATGGACGAGTATGCAGCGAGCCTTGTCGGTGCAAGAGTGGGGTCAAAACTAGCGGGCGGCGCAAAAGCAGGTCCGGGTTCGTTAGTGGCTGCGGGCGTGGGTGCGGCGGCTGGCCGTAAAGCTTTAGGCAAAGTTAAGCCTAAAAAGCCAAAGGGCATGGCTAAAGGCGGCAAGGTCCGGAAGATGGCCGGTGGCGGCATGATGAAGAAGGGCTACGCTAAGGGCGGCGCTGTTGGCATGAAGAAGAAGGGCTACGCTAAGGGCGGCAAGGTCGCAAAAATGGCTAATGGCGGCATGATGAAAAAGAAGGGTTATGCCAAGGGCGGCAAGGTAAAGTAATTTGCCTTATCTTCAGAGCAATATTCCGCACTTCAAGTGTTGGGTGCGGAAAGAGTACACCTGTAATCATTTGAATTATCAGGGTGAGTTTCTTCACGCCATGGCTATTGCGGTGACGACTATGCCCAGTCGTTGCTTGAGCTTTCAGATGATATTTACGGGCTGTGAAGCTGACGGAACAGATCAACCCAAGGTTCATGGGGGCGCGATGTGGGCAAGAATGCCGATAACTGCCCTCGTTGGGGACACGCCTCTTGCTGAGTGGCCGGAACCTATGCCCGTTCATTTAGCTCAACCTTGGGACTGTATGTCCCATACCCACGCGGTTTATCGTTTAGATCGAGCTCACCCGTGTCCATGGATTGCCAAAATAGGGCCCGATTTCTACCCAGCGAAATACTATTTTACTGTAGATTACACCGAAAGCGAGATCGCGGATGATCCCGCGCAGCACAAACAAAGTCATGTTCTAGAGCTTTTGGATGCAGGGCCCTATACGGGTAATATCGTTGCTTTGCCCAACAACCGTGTACGGGTAACGCATCCGGCGTGGTTTGAAACTGGCGAAGGACCCCCGGATTTTCTTCCATCTCAACACATACACTATTCAAAATCCGATTTAGACTATACCATGGATGTAAATCAGATTTTTGACAATCTGTATGCGGAGAAAAAGTGATGGCAACTTCGGGCAGCACAGATTTTGAGTTAGACGTATCTGACTATATTGAAGAGGCTTTTGAGCGGTGTGGGCTCGAGGTTCGTACCGGTTACGATCTCAAGACGGCGCGACGGTCTTTAAATTTGATGTTAGCCGAGTGGGCCAACCGTGGCTTAAACCAGTGGACTATTGTAGAGCGTACACAAACCGTTACAGATGGCACCTCCGCGTATTCGTTGGGCACGGATGTAATTGACATCTTGTCTGCTGTGGTTCGTCGCAGCAGCACAGATTTTGCGCTGGAGCGCATCAGTAGAGACGCCTACCAAAACATTCCCACTAAAACCACAGAGGGGCGACCGTCTCAATTTTTCTTAGATCGTCAAATTACACCCTCTTTGAAGCTCTGGCCCACACCGGAGAACAGCACAGATGTAGTTCATTACAACGCTCTCACTCGCATAGAGGACGCAGATACAGCAATTAATACGTTAGAAGTTCCTTTTCGATTCTACCCGTGTTTAGCCGCGGGACTCGCATATTACATAGCCATGAAACGAGCTCCAGAACGTATTCAACTTTTAAAAGCAGTGTACGAGGAAGAGTTTGAACGAGCGATGACAGAGGATCGAGACAGAGCCTCTTTTAATGTTGTTCCCAACTATCAATATTTTAGAGTGAATTAATGTCGAAGTTTGCTACGGGAAAAAATGCTTACGCCGTATCAGACCGGTCCGGTCTTCGATACCGGTACAAAGACATGCGTCGAGAGTGGAACGGTCTTCTTGTGGGTAAGGATGAGTTTGAAGTTAAGCATGAACAGTTGGGTCCTTTTCGTTCTAGAGCAGACCCGGAAGCTTTAGCCGACGCTCGACCAGACAGGTCAGAACCAGAATTAGAAAAAATTTTACCAAAAGATTCTTTTACCTCTGGATCTTCGGGCAGCGCGGTTATTACCGTGACAGAGGTAAGTCACGGTAGGACCTCCGGAAACACTGTTCGTTTTAGAAAGGTAAACGGTTTTGACGGCTTTACTAGCAGTGTTCTTGAAAATAGCTCGGGGTATTCAATTACGGTTGCAGACAGTGACACCTATACTTTCACGGCCTCGTTCGGCACCGCCACCACTGGTAGTCAACGCGGGGGCGGTGAAAATGCGACTGCCGGACCGGTGACTTTGGAGAGTTAAATGGCGTTCACATTTGCACAGCTAAAGACTGCGATACAAGAATATACAGAAAACACGGAGACTACATTTGTGTCAAATGTAGATGATTTTATTCGTGCGGCAGAGGATCGAATCTTCTATCTCGTAGATCTAGAGTATTTTCGCAAAAACGCCACAAGTGCAGTTTCGCAGAATGATCCATTTTTGTCATTGCCGACAGACTTTTTAGCCTCTTTCTCGTTGTCGATAACAAACAGTAGCTCTAAGGAGTTCCTGTTGCAGAAAGATGTTAACTTTATTCAGGAGTTCAATCCCAACTCTGCTACTACTGGCACGCCAAGATATTACGCAAGATTTGATGTAGACAACCTGATCCTAGCTCCGACCCCGGACAGCAATTACGTTTGTGAGTTTCATTACTTCTACCGCCCAGCTTCACTTACAGCAGGAGCGGACAGTGGCACGACTTGGTTAAGCACCAACGCCCCAAATGCCTTGCTTTACGGCTCTCTGTACGAGGCGTATATTTACATGAAGGGTGAGCCGGACATGCTTCAAATGTATGACAAGCAGTTCACCGAGGCACTTTCGAGATTGAAAGATCTGGCAGAGGCAAGAGAAAACGCAGACGCCTATCGCAGGGGTTTGCCGGAACGGCCTCGGACATAAGGAGTAGAAGATGGCTACATCCAACGCAGCAACAAACTACCTAGAGCGGAGGTTGTTGCATTTCATATTCAAGAACAACTCTTTGAGTTTTTCTTCGCCGGGTGACAGCATCTATGTTGGTCTGGCAACTGCGGTATCTGCGGCAGAGACAGGTTCGGTAACGGAAGCTGACTTCACAAATTATGCGAGGGTGCAGGTTACGGCGTCTAACTGGACCACGATTGGCTCTGACTCTACCGACACACAGACAGCTACAAACGCAGCTAACATCGACTTCGCAGCGGCAGGAACTACTACTGCCGACACGATCACTCATGCGTTTATTGCCGACGCCTCGTCTGGCGGAAACATTTTGTTTGTCGGTGCGCTTGATGCCAGCAGAACGATTGACGATGGCGACATCTTCCGTATCAACGCAGGGAACCTCACGTTTGAGATAAAATAAAATGGCACTGGTACTCAAGGATCGCGTCAAAGAGACGACCACTACCACCGGCACTGGCACTTATACATTAGCCGGTGCCGTTACTGGTTTTGAAGCATTCTCGTCAGTTGGGAACAGCAACACGACGTATTACGCCTGCACGGATGGCACCGACTTTGAGGTTGGTATTGGCACATACACATCTAGTGGCACTACTCTAGCTCGTACAACGATTCTTCAGTCAAGCAACAGCGACAGTGCGGTTAGCTGGAGTTCCGGCACCAAGACAATCTTTTGCGCCCAGCCAGCAGAGAAGGCTGTGTTCCTTGATGCGAGTGGCAATATCATAGCGGCTAACGGCAGCGCACTCACCGCGCTGAACGCTAGTAACCTTGCCAGCGGCACTGTAGCCAACGCTAGACTGGACCAGCAGCTTCAAGATGTGGCTGGCCTTGCTGTTACAAACGGTAACTTCATCGTCGGAGACGGCAGCAACTTTGTAGCAGAGTCCGGCGCGACAGCCAGAACCAGCCTTGGCCTTGGTACAGCGGCGGTACTGGATACGGGCATATCCAACACAAACATCCCGAAGTTCACATCTGGTGTAGCGGATGACGACTTTCTTCGTGTTGACGGCACAGCCATTGAAGGTCGTTCTGCTGCTGAAGTTCTGTCAGATATTGGCGCACAAGCCAGTCTGACGTTTGGCATATCGAACACCAATGCGGTCAAAATCGACAGCAGTTCTGTTGCTGATGATGAATACGCTAGGTTTACGGCAAGCGGATTAGAAAGCCGATCAACTAGCGAGGTGCTGTCTGACATCGGCGGGCAGGCCAGCCTTACTTTCGGCATCAGCAATACCAATGCGGTCAAGATCGACAGCAGTTCTGTTGCTGATGATGAATACGCGCGATTCACAGCTAATGGCCTAGAGAGTCGGGCAACGTCAGAGGTTCTGTCAGACATTGGCGCACAGGCCAGTTTGACGTTTGGCATCAGCAATACCAACGCGGTTAAGATTGATAGTGCATCTGTGGCAGACGATGAGTTCGCACGATTTACTGCAAACGGTCTTGAAAGCCGAAGCGCGTCGGAGGTTTTGTCAGATATTGGTGCAACAACAGCAGCCCTTGCTGCCGACGAGGCTACGGCCCTTGCAATCGCGCTGGGGTGATGGAGATTTAGATGGCTAATACATTCAAAGTAATTACACGGGATGTTGCACCTAATGCGTCTGGTACACCAGAGACTTTGTACACAGTGCAAACTGGTAGCACCGTTGTTGTTCTTGGCTTGACGCTTGCCAACGTCCATACATCGCAAGTGACCGGCACGGTGCAGCTTGTCAGCACTACGACACAGACAAGTCAAACGCAGAACACAACGGCGCACATTGTGAAGGACATACCGATACCCGTGGGTTCGACGGTAGAGATCATGGCGGGCAACAAGTTGATACTGAATGTTGGAGACATCATAAAGATAGACGCCTCTGTCGCGGACAAGGTTTCTGTCACCATGAGCTACATGGAGATCACCTAATGCCCTACATTGGTCAGCAGACAGCCGACAACTTTCAAAGCACGGTAGCGGTTCAACGATTCAACGGTGATGGCAGCGATACCACATTCACCCTGACCACTGCTGTATCCTCTGTTCAAGATGTCCTCGTGTCGGTGGACGGTGTTGTTCAGGACACTGCGGCATACACGATTCCTGACGGCACTACGCTGACATTTACTGCTGCCCCGTCGAGTGGCACCGGAAATATCTTTGTGAACTACCTTGCACCGCAAGGCGCAACAATCACACCCGCTGCTGAGAACAAGGGTAACTTCAAGGGTGGTGGCCTGTTTCGTACCAACGCACAGTCGTTGACGGCAGACACAACTATCCTTGCAACTGAGAACGCAAACGTGACAGGCCCGTTCACTGTAGCCAGTGGCGTGACCCTGACCGTTGAAAGCGGCGGGACATTGGTGACACTATGAGTACGTTAAAGGCAGATAACATCCAGAGTACAGGCGGCGGTGCGGCTACGCTGACGAAGCAAAATGCTGCGAAGGTGTCTGGCAGTCTCAGCATGGCTGGAACAGCCGCAATATTTTCTGGAAGCCTGAACACCTCTAGTTTAACTGATAATGGCACAGGTGACGGAACTATAGCTTTTACAAATTCTTTTAGTAACACCACACATGCGTATCAATTTAATGGGAAATATGACGATGGTGCTTCTAATGACGACGTGCCAAATGTCGGACATTTTAGACAAGCAACTTCGGCATCTAACGTAAGGTTCGTAGTTCAAATACCTGATGCCAGTAACAACGCAGTTGATGGCAACTCTGTTACATTTACAGTCTTTGGAGACCTCGCATGAGTGAAGTAAAGACAAACAAAATCTCCAGCCTTGCGAGTAACAACGACATCACCATCGACCCGGATGGCACGGGCGATGTTGTAGTTGCGTCTGGTCATAAGCTGGGTG